TTATTCCTAGTACGCCCTAACGGTACAACACGGGCACGTACATTAGCTGAAGCTCCTAACGGTGCAATCCGTGAAGGTGATGCAGCTGACGTAAGTACGTTACAAGTGCAGAAGCAGGGCGACTTCCAGATTGCCTTCCAAACAGCACAGGAAATTAAAGAGCGTTTAGCTTACGCCTTCTTAATGAACTCCTCAGTACAGCGCAATGCTGAACGTGTTACAGCTGAAGAAATCCGATACATGGCAGGAGAACTTGAAGATGCCCTAGGTGGTATCTATTCAATCTTGTCTCAGGAATTCCAGCTTCCCTTAGTGAACCGCTTACTCTTACAGATGCAAAAGCAAGGCAAAGTCCCTGCTCTTCCTAAAGGTATCGTTCATCCAACAATCACCACTGGCCTAGAAGCACTTGGTCGTGGTCATGATTTAAACAAACTAGCAGCCATGCTGGAACAGTTAAGCCAGTTAGGTCCAGAAACATTATCTAAGTACATGAACATTGGTGATTATATCTCCCGTGTTGGTACATCACTAGGTATTGATATGAAGGGCTTGATTAAGTCTGACGAAGAAATCCAACAAGAAGCTCAACAAGCAATGATGCAACAAACTGGGCAGCAATTAGCTCCACAGGCATTTGATGCAATGAGTGAACAAATGGCTCAACAAGGACAAGTAGAACAATAATGGTAGAAACAGTAACAATTAAGCAAACTCCACAACCTGACTCACAAGAGCATATCGATGCAATGGTGGCAAAGGCGGATAATGCTAATCAAGAACCTGTACAGGAGAACCTAGAGTCCCCAGCGGATGAAAGGCCTGAATGGTTGCCAGAAAAGTTCAAGACCGTTGAAGACATGGCAAAGTCATATTCAGAATTAGAGAAGAAAATGTCAGGTGGACAGACTGCAGATAATACTGCACCCACTGAAACAACTATTCCTGAAGCTGTTGTGACTGATGCTGTCGACAACGCAGGCCTAGACCTTGAAGCACTCCAAACGGAATATCAAGCTGAAGGTGGCCTAACAGAAAGCACCTATGAATCACTGGCTAAGTCAGGAATTCCCCGTGAAGTCGTAGACTCCTACATCGCTGGTCAAGAAGGTCTCGCTACATCATTACGCTCAACTATGTTTGAAAGCGTTGGTGGTGAAGAGACTTACAACACCATGATGCAGTGGGCAAGTACGAACCTGAACGCTGGTGAAGTAGATGCTTATAACCAAACCATGAATGGTGGTAACTCTGACCAGATTCAGATGTCTGTCCATGGTTTAAAAGCACGTTATCAAGCTGCCAATGGTAGTGACCCTAAGTTGATTAGTGGTGAGACTACTTCTGCAAATGCAGGAGGACGCTTCGATAGTGTTGCTCAATTAACGGAAGCAATGAGGGACCCACGTTACTCGAAAGACCCCGCTTTCCGTCAAAGTGTTCAGACTAAGTTAAACAACTCAACAATACTGTAACACTTCATAAGTCCTCCTTTAGCCAAACGGCAAGGAGGCATCCCCTATTCCAAAAGCCCAAAGCTAAATTAATGACAAAGAAACTGTGCCTCTGCGGAGGGTAACGCTGTGGGAAGTTATTGAGTATGGCTGAAGCTCTCAAGAATAAACAATCACACAACTTGAAACTTCAATTTACTCAAATATAAGGTATTAAAAAATGACTAATGCAACTGTATCACAATTAGGCCAAGTCAATGGCGCAGGCGCAACTGATGCGCTATTCCTAAAACTATTCGCTGGTGAAGTAATCACTCAGTTTGAAGAAAAGAACATCATGATGGGCTTACATCAAGTACGCACTATCTCTAACGGCAAGTCTGCTTCTTTCCCTGTAATGGGCACTGCATCTGCAGCTTACCATTCAGTTGGTGAAGAGATTCTTGGTGGTTCAATCAAGCACGCTGAGAAAGTTATCTCTGTTGATGACTTGTTAGTAGCACCTGCCTTCATCAGTAACATTTTGGAAGCTAAGAATCACTACGATGTTCGTGCTACTTACACTTCTGAATTAGGTAATGCGTTGGCAAATGCTTTCGATAAGAACGCTCTACGTATGGTAGTACAAGCTGCCCGTGGTGTTGAGACTATCACTGGTACTGGCAAGTCTGGTCTACAGATTTCTAAGGCTAACTACACAACTACTGCCAACATCATCGCTGCTTTGTTTGAAGCTGCTGAAGAAATGGACGGCAAAGACATTCCTAGTGAAGGTCGTACTGCTGTTGTATCTCCTGCTCTTTATTACAAGCTAGCACAAGACACTTCAATCATGAACAAAGATTGGGGCGGTGCTGGTGTATACGCTGATGCTAAAGTAATCCGCGTTGCAGGTATTGCAATCGTAATGTCTAACCACCTTCCTACTGGTGTACAGACTGCTGATGCAGGCGAGAACAACACTTACCACGGTGACTTCAGCAAGACTAAGGCTGTTATCTTCCATCAGTCTGCTATCGGTACTGTGAAGTTGATGGACCTAGCACTTGAATCTGAATACGACATTCGCCGTCAAGGTACTTTATTCGTTGCTAAGTACGCAATGGGTACAGGCGTGTTACGTCCAGAGTCAGCTATCGAATTAAAGATTGCCTAGTAAGTAATCAATTTGCCTAATCTTTAGGTAATCAATAAGGGAACTTCGGTTCCCTTTTTTTTAAACTGTTATATAAAGGACATGCCATGTCACTATTAGCAACCACTGAACTTGAAGCAGTTAACTCCATGCTCAGTGCAATAGGTGAGTCGCCTGTAAACAGTCTGGTAAGCATGACTTCTGTAGATGCCATAACGGCCTACTCAGTCTTGAAGAATGTAAATAGGTCCGTTCAGATACAAGGTTGGTTCTTCAATCTTGAGAAGGAATACACACTCACTCCTAACTTAAACGGTCAGTTAGATTTACCGACCAACACATTAGCCATGGATTCCTCAAGTGAATCTTCTAAATATGAAGCTATTCAACGTGGTCTTAAAGTCTATGACAAAAAGAACCATACCTATATCTTCGCCGAAGCCCTCAAGGTTGACCTAATTGTCCTTCTATCATTTGAAGAGATACCAGAGGCAGCACGTACATACATTACCCAAAGAGCATCTAGAATGTTCCAAGACAGAACTCTAGGTTCTGACTCACTGCATAGCTTTCATCGTGAAGATGAATACCAAGCACTCACAACCCTACGCCTTATGGAATCAGAGAATGCGGATTACAACATCCTGTCAGGAACCTCTTCCACAAGCCAAATACTAATGAGGTAACACATGGGACTTGTAAGTAGTTCAATACCTAACATCGCCAATGGTGTCTCTCAGCAGGCCCCCAGTGTCCGTCTACTTTCCCAAGGGGAAGAACAGGTCAATGCATTTAGTTCAGTTATAAGTGGTTTACGTAAGCGCCCACCTACCGAGCATATGGCTGAACTTATAACAGATGCTGATGCCTCTACTGATTACTTCATCCACACCATGAACCGTGATGTCAGTGAGAGATACTTAGTTGTTGCAAACAACACAGCATTAAGAGTGTTTGATTTTGAGGGAACAGAATTCACAGTAGACACTCCTGATGGTTATTCCTATTTAAGTGTAGGCAACCCTTTAACAGACTTCAAAGCTGTGACTGTTGCTGACTACACCTTCCTTCTAAACAAGAACATCGCCACTGCTATTATCCCAAGCACTGCTCCAGCGGAAACGCCTCAAGGCATAGTCCATGTTAAACAGGGTAACTACGCAACGGACTATAAGGTCTTTGTGGACGATGTACAGAAAGCAAGTTACACCACATCTGGTGATGTTAAAGCTGATTTAAAAACCAACAACATTGCCACACAGTTAAGCACGCAGCTTACCACTAATCTAGGCGCTGGCTTCCAAGTTACTCTTAAAGGTAACGCTATTCGGATAATCAAGACTGCAGGTGACTTCACCTTAAGGACTGAAGATTCCTTTGGTAACCTTGCTTTGTTAGCAGCTAAAGGTTCTATCCAGAAGTTTAGCGATTTG